ATCCTTTTGGTGCCAAACCAACTTTCCTTTTACTTTATTATACTACGAAGCTACTATTTAATCAAGAGAGGATGAGTGAATGGCTAGAAAAAAATATGGGAATCAGCTTCCTACACAATCAGTCATCCTGCCTTACGTTAAGAAAAGGTCTCTCAGTAAGGAAGCTATAGAAATTTATGAAAAAACAGGATTAAGCAGCTATATATGGCAGAAGAAATTACTAGAGGCGATGATGGCTGTTGATAAGAAAGGACTATGGGTCCATCAAAAGTTCGGATATTCGATTCCACGACGGAATGGGAAATCCGAACTTCTTTATATGCTCGAACTTTGGGGCTTACACAAAGGATTGAACATCTTACACACGGCTCATCGAATTAGTACCTCGCACTCTTCTTTTGAGAAGGTCAAACGGTATTTAGAAAAGATGGGTTACGTTGATGGTGAAGACTTCACATCCATCCGCGCTAAAGGTCAAGAGCGAATAGCTTTAACCAACACAGAAGGAGTGCTGCAGTTCAGGACTCGTACTTCCAATGGCGGACTTGGTGAAGGATTCGACATCATGATCATAGACGAGGCTCAAGAATATACGACTGAGCAGGAGTCAGCGTTGAAATATACGGTTACTGACAGTGATAATCCAATTACTGTTATGTGTGGAACACCTCCAACACCCGTTTCGAGTGGTACTGTGTTCAGCAAATTTCGTGAAACTTGTCTATTTGGTCGTGGTAAGTATTCCGGATGGGCAGAGTGGTCTGTATCTACTGAGAAAGAGATATCAGACATTGAAGCTTGGTACAATTCCAATCCTTCAATGGGATATCACTTAGACGAACGTAAGATTGAAGCCGAACTAGGTGACGATAAGTTGGACCATAACATCCAGCGTCTTGGATTCTGGCCTACATACAATCAAAAATCAGCAATCTCAGAATCTGAGTGGGAGGCACTTAGACTTGATGAAGTACCTAAATTCAAAGGCTCTATGTTCGTTGGAATCAAATATGGGCAAGATGGCACTAACGTAGCATTGAGTATTGCTATTAGGACAGATTTCGACGATATCTTTGTAGAAACTGTCGATTGTCAATCTGTTCGAAATGGTAACGGATGGATAGTTGACTTTTTACGAAAAGCTAAACCATCTCAAATCGCTATAGATGGTGCTAGCGGGCAGAAAGTTCTCGATGATGAATTGAGGGAGTTTCGAATAAAAAATGTAGTGCTGCCGACTGTTAAAGAAATCATAGTAGCAAACGCTATGTTTGAGCAAGGAGTGTATCAAAAGACAATCTGCCACTCAGGTCAACCGTCATTGTCTAAGGTCGTGACAAACTGCGACAAACGAAACATTGGTTCAAATGGTGGATTTGGATATCGTTCACACTTCGATGATGTAGATATCAGTCTTATGGACAGCGCATTGTTAGCGCATTGGCTTTGTGCGACTACTAAGCCAAAGAAAAAACAAAAAATCAGTTATTAAACTAAAGGTCACTGCTTATGTAGTGGCTTTTTTTAATAAAAAAATTACTGTACGCGCAGGTCAACGCGGAGAAAGGAGGCAGTAACATGCCTGAATTTAAAACGATTGAAACACAAGAAGAGCTAGACCGAATCATTGGTGAACGACTCGCTCGTCAGAAAGAGAAGTATGCCGGATTAGAGAAGTTAGAATCTCGTGTGAAGGAATTGGAAACAATGAACGCTGAGTTACTATCGACAATCGACAGCAACAGCAAACTATTAGCTGAGAAAGACGAATTTATTAGCGCTAAAGAGTCTGAACTAGCAGAAGTTAACCAAGTTGTTGAGAAGTTCAAAGGAACACAGCTTCGTACTCAAATTGCATTGCGCAATGGTCTTCCGTATGAATTGGTAGACAGATTACAAGGTAGCGACGAAGAGAGCTTGCAAGCCGATGCGGAACGTTTATCTGCATTTATCAAACCAAAACAAGTCGCTCCATTGAAAGATGTTGAACCGGTCGTAGGCGATGGTAGAACTACAGCAATGCGACAAATGTTACAAGAATTAAATCAATAATCAAAAAGAAAAGAGGAAAATATATGCCAACATTACAAGCAGGAACATTATTTAGACCAGAATTAGTTAAAGAACTATTTTCTAAAGTACAAGGTAAATCAGTATTAGCTAACTTATCAAAACAACAACCAATTCCATTTAATGGAACTGAGCAAATGGTATTCAATTTGGAAGGTAACGCTCAAATCGTAGGTGAAGGTAAAAAGAAAGAAGCTGGAGAAGCAAAACTTGAATCTGTAATCATCAAGCCTTTGAAATTCGTTTATCAAGCTCGTATTACAGACGAATTCTTACGTTCTTCTGAAGAAAAACAACTTGATTACTTAGCAGCATTCGCAGACGGATTTTCTAAGAAAATTGCCCAATCATTCGATATTGCAGCAATTCACGGATTAGAGCCTAAAACAATGACAGACGCAACTTTCCGCGACACAAACTCATTCGATGGATTAATTAAGAGCAACATCGTTAACTATACTGCAGAAACTTTCGACGATAACATCGACGCTGCGGTTCAAACAGTAGTAGCTAACGGAAGTGATGTTACAGGTATTGCTTTATCTCCAACAGGTGGACAAGCATTATCTAAAATCAAAGTTAATGGTGTTACTCAATACCCTGAATTCCGATTTGGTCAAAATCCTAATTCATTCTATGGAATGGCTTCTGACATTAGCAAAAACTTAACAGTGACTGGTGGAACTGCTGAGACAGACCACGCAATCGTTGGTGACTTCGAAAATCGTTTTAAATGGGGTTACGCTGACAATGTTCCTATGGAAATTATCCAATATGGTGATCCAGACGGTGCAGGTCGTGACTTAAAAGCACACAACGAAATCTGCTTACGTGCAGAAGCGTATATCGGATGGGGAATCCTAGACGAAAAAGCATTTGCTCGTGTTAAAGCGTAGGTCGTGCTTATGAAGTATATAAATGTGGATACTGGTGTAATTATTGAGTCAGATAGCGTGCTGTCTGGCTCATGGGAACCAGTGGAAGAAAAGAAAACTAAAGCTAAACCGAAGAAAGAAGCAAAGGATGATGAATAATGGACTCATTTGCGACTTTAGACGATTTACAGCGACTCTGGAAGAGACTGCAGCCGTCTGAGATTGATAGAGCGAATGCACTTCTTGCCACTGTATCTGACATGCTGAGGGAAGAGGCTCGTCGCTATGGAAAAGACTTAGACAATATGGTTGTAGAACGTTCTAGTTATGAGAACGTGGTTAAATCTGTTGTAGTTGATGTTGTAGCTCGTACATTAATGACTTCTACAGAACAAGAGCCGATGACTCAATTTAGTCAAAGCGCTCTAGGTTACTCAGTCAGTGGCTCGTATCTCGTTCCTGGTGGTGGTATCTTCATCAAGAATGCAGAATTGAAGCGATTAGGCTTCACTAAGCAACGGATTGGAGTGATAGAATTCTATGATTAAAGGAATTACTGTCACATTAGTAGATCGTGTTAAAACTGGTGAGGACGAGATGGGTGCTTCAACATACGATGATGTAGAAATCCAAGTAGAGAATGTCCTAGTATCTCCTACTGAGGCTACGGATGTTATTAACCAGGTTCAATTGTATGGAAAAAAAGCAGTGTATACGCTCGGTATTCCTAAAGGCGATACGCATAACTGGGAAGATAGGGAAGTTAAATTCTTTGGGAAAACATTCCGGACATTCGGACCAGTTGTTGAAGGAATTGAATCCATGGTACCAACTGCCTGGCACAAGAAAGTGACGGTGGAAAGATATGAGTAGCTCATTTAAATTCAAGCTAAACACTAAAGGTGTTGGTGAGTTCTTAAAATCCGAACCTGTAAAAAATATGATTAGCGAGCGTGCAAACGAGATTGCTAGTCGAGCAGGAACTGGATATGAGGCAGACACTCAAATCGGTCAGAAACGTGCCACAGGACGAGTTAAAGCTGCTACTGTTAAAGCTAAAAAGGATAATAAGAAAAACAATACATTATTGAAGGCGGTGAGAGGTTGATAGAGATTGAAATTAGAAAATTCATGACAAACAAGTTGGAATGCCCAGTTATATTCGAACTTGCACCTAAGATGCCAGATAAATTTGTATTAATTCAAAAAACAGGCAGCTCTAAGCGCAATAAATTATTAGCCTCTACATTTGCTTTCCAATCGTATGGAAAGTCGATGTATGAGGCTTCTTTGTTGAATGAAACTGTAAAAGAGATAGTTGAACAGTTAGTCGAATTAAACGACGTGTCTGATGTTAGTTTAAACAGCGACTACAACTATACAGACACAGAATCAAAAAAATACAGATATCAAGCAGTGTTTGATATCAGACATTATTAGAAATGAGGGAAAAATATGGCAGATAAAAACAACGCGAGTAATGTAACCGCAGCTAAGCCTAAGATCGGTGGAGCTATTTACATGGCACCAAAGGGAACAGATTTACCTACTGACGCAGAAGCAACGTTAGATGTTAAATTCCAAAATTTAGGATTCGTAGCTGAAGAAGGTTTAGTGAACGCTAACAGCGCTTCTTCTGAGAACATTAAAGAATGGGGTGGCTCAATTGTAAATACAGCATTGAAAGAAAAAGAGGATAAATTCAAATTTACTCTTATCGAAGCGTTAAACATACACGTATTGAAATTGATTTATGGTGAGAAAAACGTAACAGGAACTCTAGAAACTGGAATCACAGTAAAAGCTAAAGCTGAAGAATACGAAGAAAAATCATTTGTGGTTGATATGGTTCTTAAAGACGGAGTTATTAAACGCATGGTACTTCCACTGGCTAAAGTGTCAGAAGTAGGAGAGATCAAATATGAAGGTGCAGGAAACATCGGTTACGAAACTACATTATCAGCGTTCCCTGATGGTGACGGAAGCACTCACTATGAATACATTAAGAAAGTAGGTTAATTATGATTAAAGGGAAAACGTCTTCTGGATTTAAATTTCAAATCAATGAAAGCACAATTAACGATGACTATGAACTATTAGAACTACTTGTAGAGTTAGAAGAGAATCCTCTTCTAATTTCTAAGGTCGTTCGTAAAGTTCTAGGTCCTGCTGCAGCGGCTGCATTAAAAGATCATGTACGAGATGAAAATGGATGTGTATCCATTCAGAAAATGAATGATGAAATTACTGAGATTTTCACACAGGCTAAAGCCTTAAAAAAATAATGGCCCTTGCAAGAATGATTGTGACTGATGAAGATGCTTTAATTTGCGACTTAGCAGAAACTTATCATATCTATGACTATCGACGGCTACCGGTT